AGATCTTGGGGATCAGATCCACCAGTTGGCGAGTAACATGACGCACAGCCCGAGCCAGATTATCAACATAGTGGTACGTCCCCGTGTCGCCTTCACGCTGGCGGGCCAAGATGGCCTTGCCTGAGCGCTCGTTACCTTCCAGCCCCAGCGATGCGTTGTACTGCCCCGTGGTGCCCTTGATGTCCTCTGCGGCCCCCATCTTGGCCTGAATCAGGCCCGTCTGGGCCATCGGAGGCATGGCGCGCTGCGGCAGCGGCAACGTGTTGCCCGCGCCGTCCGTCACGTCAGGGTTGACCTCCAAATACGGCCAGTTCTGGGTGTTTGCAGTCTTCCACTGCATCTCGTACCCTTCGAACTGCCCGCCGTAGCCGATAAACGGTGCTTTGGGGGCCAGCGCCAGCATCTCGGCCTCTTGGCTGGTCCAGTAGTTGTACATCCGCTGGGCGTCCTTGGCGTTGCGCACCAAGCCCGAGACGTACACCCGGCCATCGACCTCGTACTCGTTGCCGACCACCCGCACCACGGGAATGTACTTGCCGGCCCACTCCTGCTCCTCAAGGATCTCGTAGCCGTTGATCTTGCACCACTTGATCTTCTTGCGGTCGGCCTGGCGCGAGCGAATCGGCTTGCCAAACATCGCCTTGAGTTCCTTGTCCTCAAACGACCCGGCAAACGCCGTCTGGTTGCCCGGATACAGGTTCAGCGTGGCGGTGTCGTAATCGACGTAAAAGTACTCAGCGATGCGGATCGTGTCGTCGTTAATCCACTGGCTCAGGGACTGGTCGCCCACACCCAGACTCATCAGCGTGTTGGCCGGTGACGCCTTGGGGTACAGCCGGTGGTACTCCTCGCGGGTGATGTCCTCAGTGATAAAGCACCACTTGGCGTCAGCCCCGCAGGGGTCTTGGATCATCGGGTCCATGTAGACCGAGAACGAGTTGCGCACCCGCCCGATCTTGATGTCCTGATCGAAGGTGTTGTCGTCGCAGTACTCGGTCAGGATGCGGATGTAGCCCTCACCGAACGACACTTGGTTCTCGCAGGCCGTGTCGTAGGCCACGTCGGCGTCAGAGATGTACTCAATGTGCCGCACCACGCCGTCAAAGATCTCCGCGACCTCAATGTCGGCCTTGTCGTCGGCCGGAATCACCTTGCCGCTGGGGCGGTTCTGCCGCTGGTCGTTGGTGACCTGCCGGACGTGCTGCGGCAGCTTGTTGATCGTCAGGCACGGCCTGGCGTTGATCGTCTGCCCCTGCACCGCGCCGCGGGTGGCCAAAACGTCCGCTGGCCACTGCCAGTGGTTGTCCGGACTGCCGGCGAAGAACTTCAGGTCGTCGATTTCGTCTTCCCGACTCTCGCTGTAGGCCGAAATGGCTTGGTTCAGCCGGGTACGGGCGGTGGCCAAAACGTCCGATTCGGACTTGTTTTTGCCCCCGCCACCGTTGGCAACGGCTGCTGCGGCGGTGATGCCGGTGTAGTCAGCCATTACTTGCTCTTCTTCGCCGTCTTGGCGGACTCTTTGAATGCTTTGGCAGTCGGGGCGCCGGAAGCGCCCGGTTTGCGCATCTTTTCGCCAGAGCCTTCTTTGATACGCTCACGCTTGGCGTGGATATTCGCGTACAAACCCGGTTTTGTTGCCATTACGCCCCCATCCAACTTGCCGACATTTGGCTTCTGTCGCGCATTGTAAGCGTTCTGGGGCGGTCCACGCGCTCTCTGGAGGCCACAGGAAAGGCAAACGTGACCGCCAGCGCGTCAGCAGCGTCTGGAGAGGCCAATCCGCGGGCTTTCATGTCCTTTTTCGACTCCAGATAAAGCGTTCCGCTGCTGTCAGGCTTGGTTTTCGGCCCCGTCAGGTCCGTTTTAAGCTGCCGGTCCTCTTTGATGGCCGCAGTGCGCAACCAGTCGCGCATCGCACCCCACATTTCGGCCCGTTTGTTGCCCCACATGACCTGGTTCTTGGCTTTCCAGCCAAAATTGACGCCGCGCACCTTATAACGCTGCTCGTTCAGCCTGTCAAGGATGCCGTACCCCAGCCCGCCCTCGTCCAGCACCACCAACGTCGGCTTGAAGTCCTCAATCGCCTCAATGACGTGCCCCACCACCGTCATGGTGTCGTCGCCGCGGTAGCGCCGGATCTCCACCAGGTCGCGGCCTTGCCTGACCACGATGACGGTGGAGTCCGACCCGCTGCGCGCCGGGTCCACGCCGATCACGATGGGTGCTCCGGGGTCTTTGTACTTGGCGCGCTTGAACGCTTCATCGACCAGCCGCGGCGCGATGAACTGCTCGTCGCCCGTTGACGGGAATTCGCCGTAGACCTCAATGCGGGCCTGCGGGCTGTCCTCGCCGTACTCCTCGATGATCTGCTCGTAGACGCTCTTGTCCGTGTCCTCGACCGTGCGGGCGTCGATCTGCCGCGTGTTCCAGAACGCCCGCTTGGCGTTGAAGCACTCGTAGAAGTACCCTTGGTTGCGCCGGGGGTTGCTGAACGCCAGCCAGAACCTGTGCGGCGTGTTCTCCGTGAAGAAGCCCTGCGCCACGTCCCAGATCGTGTCCGGTATGCCGCTGGCTTCGTCAAAGATCAGCAGCACGCCGTCGCTGTTGTGCAGGCCGGCGTAGGCGTCGGGGTTCTCCTCCGACCACAGCCGCCCCTCCGCGCCCCAGTACCGCGTGCCCTTGCGTAGGTCGCGCTCGACGATCTCGCTCAACCACTTGGCCGGCGTGATCCGCGTCGCGCTGATCTCCCACCAGTGGTTGTTGATCAGCATCGCCAGCCACTTCGTAATTTCGGCCCAAGTGATGCTGCGGAGCTGCGCCTCGCTGTTGGCCGACACGATCACGCTGGCGCCGATGCGCGTGGTCAGCATCCACACCACCAACCAACTGACCAGCGCCGACTTGCCGATGCCCCGACCTGACGCCGTGGCCATGCGCAGCACCTGGTAGGCGTCTATGGTCTGGTTTTTGGCGATGTGGTCGCGGATGTCGCGCAGCACCTGACGCTGCCACGCGCGCGGCCCCTTGTGCTTGGCCAGCGGCGTGCCGTTCTCGCCCCACGGGAACGCGAACAGGACGAACTTCTCAGGGTCGTTCGCTATCGCCGGACTCCAGAGCCTGGCCATCAAGCCTTGCTCTTGGTCCGCCGAGAACCGGGGCTCTTGCATCCGTCACCTCATGTACGAGTTCCAACACCCGCGACTGCGCCTGCTCAAGCGCTGCCGTAATGCTGATCTGCTGCGCCACGTCGATCTGTACCTGTTGCTTGGCCACCCAGCCGTGAGCGTGCTTCAGTATCTCAAGCGCCGCCTTGGAGTCGCCGTTCATTGCCGCATCATGCAACACCGTGGACATGGCGATTTCGCCATCCGCGCGCCCTTTCTGCTCAGCCAACTCCGCGATCGGGTCCAATTCGCGCAAGCGCCGGTACTCGCTCGGCAACAACCCAGCCGCCAACGCCAAGTTGTCGCCCTTCAAACCCAGCTTCGCCGCGTCATACACGCGGTTCAGCACGGCCTCCGTGGCTTTGACTTCGCGGATGGTCAGCGGGAGCGACTTGAACATGGCGATCTGAGTATAGCGTAAGCCTTTTCCGTTTGTGTTTGCAAAAATAATTTTTGCTTACGGCCTCAAAAAATAAAAATTGTTTGCGACCCCTTCGTTTTTGACCGCTCAGGTCGCCGGCCCTCCCCTCCCCCCATCCTGGCGCCTGGCCGCACGCCGTCTGCCGTCTGCAGTCTGCCGCCAGCTAGGTCATTAGGTCACGCCTAACCGGGTCGCTGGCCTGGGAGACAAGGCCACCTTGGTGCTAGGTGATCTAGGCTATGCCATGCCATGCGCCTATGTGGCCTTAGGGGCGCGAAGCTGCGCGCTTGTGGTCTTGAGGGTATAGGCTACGGTAGGCGCTCTGGGCATAGCATATCGAAGCCGCGCCGGGAGCGTGCGTGGCCGTGATCGTCAGTATACTTATTACTTTTTACTTTTCTTGGTATGGTATAGATTAGACTACCTATAAAGCATAGCCCCCTCGGTGGAGAGAGGCGCAGACGGCGCCTAGTCGATACCTAGTTTCGCACCTAGATCACTATCTAATCCCCTTGCCCCAACTTAGGTAACGGGATGTCCTGACAATCATCATACGATTGGCAAAGCCCCTACACTTTACAAGGTGAACGACAATCCCGTACATTATGGATGTCCCAACCAACCGCCTAGAGCGCATATCATGAACAAGTCAGAACAACGTGAAGTGAACAAGCTGCAGCAGTGGCACGCAGCAGGCCTTGTCGATACCGGCACCCTCGCACGATCCATGTCTGCATTGATCCGCGCGGCAATGACGAATCGCTCCAAGATCGAACTCTCCCGCGTCGCTGCAGATATGGAATGCCAGCGCCACCCCGACTTCATCTGCTAAATCAACCCGGGCGGGGAGCGATCCCCGCCCATCATCGGAGCACTACACCATGCGCACCCGCACCCGTGACGTCTTTTTCGCATGCGCCTTCGGCGCAGCCCTCGGGCTTCTGCTCGCTGCTTTCATTTGATTGGAGTCCAACATGAGAACCTATTGGGAAACCGCACACACGGAAACCGCCGCAGGTTTTGAGATTGTTCTTTCCGTAACCCCGGAAGATATGCCCCCGGATTGGGACGAAACCGAGGAGGAACGGGAGGAGACACTGCGAAAGATCAACGATGGCGTGTGGGTCTATTTTGTGGCCCGTGTGGAAGCCCGGAAGGAAGGGATCACGCTTGGCACTACATACCTCGGGGGATGCTGCTATGACAGTGTGAGCCAG